ATGTACCCGATGAGTTCATCCGATAGGTAAGCATCCCGTTGATCTCCACCTTGCGATAGAGTCCCGAACTTACACCCTCGTACCGATCAAGTGCCGCCTCATCTGCTTCTTCAATACGCCAGATGCCTACAGGCAAAAGATCTTGTTCGTCCCCGTGTTCTATGTCAGCTACACCCCGAAAGACTAGCCTCCAATTCGGAAAGTACGCAGACCCCAACGCTTTTGCGGTGGGGCTACGCAATGCCATCTGGCTCTTGTTCAAGTTAGAGCCATAGGCGAAATATAGTTTACTCATTTGTCTACCTCCATTCATCAACAACCTGTTCGCCTACGATATAAGCGTACATGTTTACCAGCTTTTCAGGGCTAGACAGGTCAGTTGTTACCTCACCAAAGTTTTCTTCTTCATATTCTTTGATGGTTTCTATGATTTTAAATACTTGGTCGCCCATCCACTCAATAGCTTTTTGCGTTCCAATAATGTAATAGTCCATATTGAATGCGTGGTGATGCCAGTCGTCCTTGTTGTCTTTTAGCCACTCAGCGTCCTGCTCTTTCATCCAGTCAACGAAGTGTTCTTTGATTTCTTCATACTTGTAAGTCATGGCGTTTGCCCTCCTGCTCAGAAATTCTATTTAATGCCATCTCCCTGATTTCTTCATGGTCAACATCAGGGTCTAAATCAGGTCTTTCAATTTGAATCTCTGCGTATGCTTCATCTACTAAGAGAAAAATCTCATCGTCATCATAGTTCATGGCGTTTGCCCTCCTTCTGTACTTATATACATAGCAATCATTGCACACACTGTCAACAGGAAAAGAAAGAAAAAAAGAATTTTTTTTCAGCAGGTGCCGGGCCGCAGCAGCGACATCGGCTGCGGCGAACAACCAGAACAATTGTACTGGTTAGCGCCGGGGGCCGCAGCACGGACAAAAAAATACCCGGCTTCCGCCGGGTCAGGTAATGAAAATGTTACGGGTTGCCTCCTACCAATCCCCGTGTATTTGTCTTGCACTTTTCTTAAAGCCCTTTAGGTAAAGAAAGTTGATAGCATCATCCAAGGTCTTAAATGACATCAATGTCGATGTATCTTGGAAACTAACCATGAAGTCGCCATGCGAAGAAGGCCAGTAATGAATGTTCTCTTCCGTGATTCCTGTTGGCATTTTGCCCTCCTGTTTATTAACTTACTTATTATATATAGCAATCATTGCGATACCTGTCAACAACAAAAAGCACAAAAAAATAAAAAAAGTATCATTTGGTACAAAACCGCAGCCAACTGGGACGGCAAAAACAATACGAACAATTGTACTGGTTACTGGGGGTTCACCAGGGGGAGAGCAGCACGGGATGCTGCTGCACCAGGTATGCAACTAGATCCAGGGGAGGTCGCCCGGGGCTTCGGAACCCGAACAATTGTACTGGTGAATCGAAGGCCAGGAGGGTGCTGCGACCCGGAGTCCGGGCGCCGGGAGGGTTTCCCCTGGGGAGGGCGCAGCCCGATCCCGAACAATTGTACTTAAACCCCGACCCCGAACAAAAAGCCCCGGCAGCACGAGGCCACCGGGGGTAGTTTTCCAAGGGAGGAGAGGACAGGATGACCCCGATTCAGCCCCGATGTCAAGCCCGACCCCGATCAAACCCCGATCCCGATGCCCCGAGCAGCAGCCCGATGACCCCGAACCCGAACAATTCTACTGGTATAGGCCCGGAAAGCCCGATGGTCGCCGCCCCCTCCCCCCGCACGGGGTGTTTCATGGGAATATCTGGGTTATTCGCTATCTTCCGCTATATCTTGTGGGTCATGCTCAATAATCCCTACATCTGGTGTTACGTTCACCATACGGGACTCAGCCAAACGCTTGAAGTCTGCCAATTTGTTCGCAATATCCTGCTTTGTGTTGGCTGTGATCTCCTCTTTTACAACGTGTTGTTTGTTGATCAGTAGTCCCGCTGCCTTCAAACGCAGTTCCTCTGCTCTCAACGCATCGCTAAACTTACCCATTTCCCACGCCTGATCCCTGATCTTCTTTAGATCCCGAATAGACTTATCGATTGTTACCCCGAAACGAGCCTGTGTCTCCAGTCTCATCTCCTGTAGGCGTTCTGCTACGACCGGGTTACGCAACAGCCGTACAGCTTGCACTGTGGGGTTTTTGTACCCTGCTTGCCTAGCCGCTTCAGTCTGTGTCATGTCCTTGTGCAGATACATATCCAGAAACTGTTGCTGCTGGGGTGTTAATCTTTTGTGTCCAGCAAGCCGCTGTTCCTTTGGTAGATCTTCTCCGACATTCGGCATTACGCCCTCCTAAGTAGAACAATTCTTCGGGTTGCATTTGGCAGCAACCACACGTTACAGGGTATAGGTTTGTTTATACCTATACCCCTATGTAATAGGGAGAAAAACCCAAACATTAAACCTTGAGCCTTTTCAATGACTTAACACCCCTATTTTACTTTGTTTGTGCTATCATTGCAAACCCAAACCAAAACCTCTTAACCCATTGATACATAACAACTTTATGAACTTTGGGGTACCAACTTTGGGTTTATAAACTTCTAAACCTAAACCAGAACGTATCAAGAACACGCCTATTTTCCCTTCCATGTAAGATACACTCCCGACCCCATCAGCACTGCTCCGATCATCAGAGTCCCGACATGCAACCAGAACAATTCAAAGCTGTGCGGCATAGGCTCGACTGCTGACATCAGCAGCACAAGTAAGAACCCTGCGCCAGTAACATAATTTCCTGTTTTAAATCCCATCTTGTTCTTCCTTTCCATCGCTAATAAATAAAAATCCAGGATCATTGCCTTCTGGGTCACGACTAACTTCAATAACCAAAGCCCCCAACTTAGGATGCACTAACCCGAATGTAGGGTATCCATCATCGCTCATCCAGAACTTGGTAATCTTAGCCCCTTCCAACTGACCATAGTAGTCTTGCCAGTAATCATCACTTCCATGTCTTTCATAATTAGTCATTTCATGCCCCTCAGTAAAAAAGCTATTACATCAACTGTAAAGCCGTTGCCCAACATCCTGTAACGCTGTGTATTCGATACATGGTTGGTGTAGTCATCTGGAACGGTTTGCAACCGCTCACACTCGATTGGCGTTAGTTTACGCCACATAAGCCGCATATCATCGCTGTACGCATCTGGATAGCGACCTGTTGGTAGTGGGGATAGCAAAGTATCCTTTTCCACTGTAGACAGACATCTAGCCTTGCCCTTGGTGTCATGCACCTCTAGGCACTGGCTAACAGGAACATCTTTGTTGTAATCATCGCGCACACCATTATTTAGCCTACGACCCACGATAGACGCAGGGTAAAGAACCTTCGGCTCCAGATTGCCACCACTAGCCGCTGCAAGCGTTGGTGCCTTACCATCTGGGTGATACACACGCCTGTTGTAGTCATGCCCCTTCAGATCAGCTTCTCCAGCCAGAACTGTGCCTTCCGCGTCCGCTTCATCAGCGAAATCAAACACCAACTGCCTCCTATGCTTTTCAAAGTATGACTTTAGATTGCCGCCTTTAAAGTAATTAGCATCAACGCAATGCGCTTTATCGCGGTCTGTAAAGCCATCTTCCAATATGTCCTTTAGGTATATGCGCTTGTTTTCCGGCAACGACCTGACGGGAATATTTGTCCAGTACAGTCTTCGCCTATTTTGTGCGCTGACAATATTGGAATTAATATCCACGGGTTTGCACCCTAATTGTTCGCTTATGACATCTTGGAACTCCTGCTTCATATTGACGTTTTCCAGCAGGAAATACTTCGGTTTGCATTCTTTCAGAACACGAACAAATTCAAAGAACAATTTGCTGCGCGGGTCATCAAACGCCAATTGGCCTCCGGCAAACGAAAATCCCTGACACGGACTGCCGCCGATCAATAGATCAACTGCTGGCAGATCACCTGCTGTAATCTTCGTTACATCGCCCAAATGGACTGTATCTGGGTAGTTAGCCTTCGCAACTGTGATTGCATACTTATCAACCTCGCTGGCAAAGTAACTGGTGACAGGCAAGCCAGCCCTATCAAGAGCCAGCCTTGCACACGACATCCCATCGAACAAACTAAGTACATTCATTTATCTATATCCCCTACTGTTGGGCAATCCAAAGTTTCTATCAGGGTCATTACGTCTGTTAGTACCGTATTTATCTTGTCGTTTTATGTGTGCAAGAACAGACTGCGTTCCTATCTCACGTTCTTTGCCTGTCAACTCGTTTGTTATTTCAAAGTAAGCAGTGTAACCACCCATCCTTGTTTTGCCAGAATTGCTCATGTAGGTTCCATCCCACAGACACTTTTGGATTTTAAAGTTTCTGACTTTTATCACATGACATCCAGACCCAAATTTTTTCCAGAATAATTTATCTAGAAAATAACTGGACATCATTTCGTAGGCAGTCATTTTCTCAGGATGCTTTGATAACAACATCAATCTATCTTCGTAAGCTTGTTTGTTTTCAAATTTAAGTTTTTTGGTTATCAAGACAGGTTGCGCCGCTTCTTTTTCCTTGCGCTTAACCCACGCTTTTTTCATGGCCTTGCTTCTTTTTTCTGATAACGCCCATTTTTTTAGCTGTTCTTTTCTCCACTCCCCATCCATCTTTTCCTTCAAGGGTTGCAGTTGTTCAAATCCGCCCATCACTTTCCCTCCAAATTATAATCATGAACGATAGTACCTAATGCTGGATTGCCGCATTTCATCTCACCAATCCACACACGCCGTTTAAAATTACCGGACTTGTCCCGGACAGTCCGCCAATGTCCGCGCCGCCAATGCTCTCTTTTGGGGCTTCCATGCCCTGTAAACATCTGCTCATAGATGCGCTTTCCACGCGGCTTTGGTAACTGGATTGTCACCACCTTATATTCGTTCTTTGGCACCACACGCCCAAAGCGTACATGATCAATCTTTTTTGGCGGCGTTGTTGTTTCATGAACAACAAGGTCATAGTTAAGCAAACCCAATAGCGATATTAAAAACCGCCCATCGCCAACTTGCATGCTTAATGACAACGCCTTTAACTCAGCAAATTCTTTAGCTGTAAAGCCTTGTGCAAA